TGTTCCATCTACACCACTAGTTCCATAAGCTCCATCCTGACCCGAAGTACCACTTGTTCCTGTAGTTCCCGATGTCCCATTTTCACCACTTGTTCCTGTAGTGCCATCTTGTCCTGATGTTCCTGAGGTACCTGTTGAACCACTAGTTCCATTTTGACCACTTGTTCCTATTGCACCACTTTGACCACTTGTTCCTGTAGTTCCCGTAGTACCCGAAGTACCATCTATTCCTGATGTACCATTAACTCCATTTTCTCCAGAAGTGCCCGAGGTACCTGTAGCTCCACTTGTACCATCTTCACCGCTTGATCCAGAAGTACCATCTTCTCCCGAGGTACCATTTGTTCCTGATTCACCTGATGTACCATTTACTCCTGTAGTTCCCGATGTTCCATCTTCACCACTAGTTCCAGCTAATCCAGAAGTTCCAGAAGTACCCGAGGTACCTGTAGCTCCACTTGTACCATCTGCACCACTAGTACCTGATGTACCATCTGCACCCGATATACCTGATGTACCTGATTGGCCAGAAGACCCAGATGTGCCTGTTGATCCTGAAGTACCATCTTCACCACTAGTTCCTGATGATCCCTGACCACTAGTACCACTTGTTCCTGTAGTACCACTAGTTCCAGTTAATCCAGAAGTTCCAGAAGTACCTGTAACTCCTGATGTTCCAGAAGTACCCGCAATTCCTGATGTTCCAGATTGACCAGTTCCAGAAGTTCCAACAGTCCCAGATGTACCCGAAGTACCATCTGCTCCTGCTGTTCCCGCTGTCCCCGTTGTACCTGATGTCCCTGATGTTCCTGATGTATTTGAAGCTCCCGGAAGAGTTCTATATTCTAATAATCCTGTAGATGTGTTATATGTTACAACCTCAAATATGTTAGAGTTTTCAGATAAGTCTCTTAAAATAAGGGGATTACTTCCTGTAATTTCTAAAGAACCTGATAATTTTAATATATTTTGAACATAATCAAATGTAAATGTTTGTGAACCACTCAATAAAGCATCATCTCCTGATCCAGAAGCAAATTGAACTGCTTGATCATCTCCACCTGCACTCTCGGGAATATTTACTAATACTCCTCCTCCTAGTAAAGAGGTTACATTAACTCCAGATCCAGTAAAATAAAAGGATTTAGCATAATTTATTTGATTTCCTTCATAATATACTTGTACCCCTCCTAATCCTGGGAGTGTACTAAGGTCTATACTATGAGAAGTTCCACTTCCTGTAAAATAAAAATTAAGAGTACTCCCAGCTAAAGAACTTGAATAGTAGAGAGATTGCCAATTAGTATCTACTTCATTCCAAGTTAACTCGGAACCCTTATTTAACCTCAGGATAATACTCATTTTTATTTATAAATATTAATAAATTTAGTATTGTTCTTCAAAGGAAGAAGGATTTGCATCACTTTGTATATTTGCTCTATCTTCCAAAGGAGGATTTATATCGTTAATATTTGAAACGCTTTCCATACTAAATATGATTTGTGTTTTTTTATTAAACTTTTTCAATGCTGTCAACTCTTTTTGAATTGTATCAGGAACAACATACCCATGTAATTTTAATTGAAATGTTGCTTTTACTGTTCTTTCTCCCCCACTAGCTATTTCTGTGGGGGTTGCAAAATTATCAATTCTAGCTCTAAATTTAAAACGTTCAGGATTACCCCAATACGAATCTGAAGCATAATTAAATGCTTCTATGGTTTTATTGAGTTGCTCAATATAATACGTTGATATAATGAAATCATATGTAATATTTACCCAGTCAGGCATTACAACAGCATAGTATTGTTCTAAAGGAGTTCTATTATTTAGTAAATCAAAATTGCTATAAGTATCTTTATTACTATACCTTTTTGTAAAAATCTGAACATTGTTTGGATTATTAGCATCTAATTTTCTTGATAATGCTCTATTACGATCAATACTATTACGTTTAAATGTGATAAGAGGCATCATAATTTTACCTTTCTTATCCCTGTAATACCCATCTTTTTGGATTTGTTTCCATCTTTCAGGTGAACCATAAATAACCGGTACTTTTTGTACTACACCATTTTGTTGTACTGTAGGTTTGATAACATTTTCCATATAATAGAAAATAGCTTCATCAATTTCTTTAAACCCTAAAGTAAATGGTTTTGTTGTATCATCCCTAAATGATATTTGATTACCTCTATTAAATGTAGAAGTAGCATTAGGATTTCCTCTTGTTGAATCAAAAGCATCCTGTTGAGAAACACTAATTTCTCTTTGGGTCTTTGGAGTTGGTATTTTTCCTCTTTCAGCCATTAAATAAATCTTTCTTGTGTGATACCTACTTTATCAGCTGGTACATAGTGGGTTTCACAAATAATTGAAATAGAAGAACCAAATTTATCTAATCCAGGATTAAGTGGATTAACTTCATTAGGGTAATCAGGGTTCTTACCAACAAAATATTGGTTAGAAATTATATTATCTACTTCATAATATCCTTCATTATACATAATAATATCTCCTACTTCTGGAACCAAATCAGCTCCATAAATAGCAGTATCTACGTTAAAGTCTTTATTTTTATCTAATAGATCATCTCTAAGGAATTTAAATGTAGCACCCCAAGCAAAATCTGTACCTAAATCTGTTTCAGGGTATTCTTGATCTCGTCTTTCTACTAAACAGTTTAACAAAACAGGGCCCATGTAATATTTTTCTTCAGCAGCTTCTCCATAGAGATTAATTTTAGTTTCCTCTATTTTAAATTTATAGAAAGAACACTGTTGGGTGATTATATCACCCATCAGTTCTCTATTTATGTGTCTAAATAGACTTATATCTCTTTCAGCGCCAAATAATGCCATATTATCCTATATAAATTGGGAAAGGAACTTGAGCCAATTCTTTTTGTCTGTAATCCGTTTCCAATGATCTTCTTTCTAACAATTTTTCTCTTGAAGTTTCATCAAGATAAGCTCTTAATCTATCAATTAATGCTTGTTTATCTGCAGTAGCTGAACTTAATAAATCAGCTTGGTTCATAGTTACATCAGCTCCAGGAATAGGTACAGTAGTATATTTACCACGAACATATCCTAACATTTCTTTACATAAAACTAAAGCATATTCAAATATCCAACTTCTACCTACAGAATTAATTTGTGTATAAACTGGGTTAGCATAAGGAACATTTGAAACATTTGAAATTGAACCTGAATTTCCAGTAATACTATTAGCTAATCTTTCAGATTTTAATAAGTATTGGAAATATAAATTAGGCATTTCAGTAAGACTTTCAGCTGTTGGAATTGGGAATATCCTTAATTTATTATTTTGAACTTCAAATGAGAAATTTGATCTTCTGATTTGGTCGTTTAATTCAATCTGTTGAATAACTTGCAAATCATAATTAATAGGCATTAATACGAAATTGATTGCGGGTGAATAATTACCCCAACCAAAACTATCCATTAAATTCATTACACCTTCCCCGGTTCCTACATAAGGATCAAAGAATTTTACAATTGCAGGAGGTGCTTCATAGAATACTCTTTTAATTTCAATATCCTTATCATCATATCCTTGAGAAACTGCCCAAGCATTTAAATCATAATCTTGAACTGAGGCTGTTAAAGCAATTGAACCAGTATGCCAATCTACATTACCACCCGTTCCAGCTTCTGTACCATATTGTTCAGAAAGTTTAATAATTACCCCCATATTAGGAGTAACTTGAGAAAATGCTAGTGAAGAACTACCATTAACATTAGGAACATCGTTTGAAATGTTAGCTCCTTCTAAAGATAGATAATCTTGTCTTACTTTATAAGCATATACCTCATTACCATAAATTGTTACAGCTTCTTCAAAAGCAGCATAAAAGTTTATATCTTGAAGTTCAACGTCTACTATAGGATATCCTAATCGGCGAGCAGCAAAAGTAGCAAATCTATCAGCATCTGTAGAAAATGCAACATCACTGTCATAGAACCCAAAAGGAGTATCTCCAGCAGTAAAAGATGATGAACCTGGATAGATTGGGATATTAGCCATTGTATATTTTTGTTATAAATATTGAAAAAAATGGCCTGGTTATCCTTTTCTGGATTTTCCGCTTGCACCTGATGAACCTAATGTAATTCCTTTTTCTTCTGCTTCTTCATATATTTGTAATAAGTCATCTACAATAGGGTCTCTATGGTTTTGGAATAATGTAATCCCAGTCATGTTTTTTACTTTACGAGATGCTGTGTATAAAAATCTAAATCCAGATTCTTTTCTTGATTTTAAATCTACTTGATGATCATCTCCACAAACAATCATTTTACTTCGTAAACCAATACGAGTAGCAATCATTTCCATTTGTTCATGAGTAACGTTTTGGGCCTCATCCACAATAATACAGGAATCTAAAAATGTTCTACCTCGCATAAATGCTAGAGGTACAATTTCAATTTTCCCGTCTTCAATAAGTTTTTCAATTTTTACCTTATCATATAAGGCGTACATATTTTGGTAGATAGGTTGAATCCAAGGATCCATTTTTTCTCTTAAATCACCAGGTAAGAATCCTATCTCTTCTTTTGATACTGTAGGTCTGGTGATAATAATTTTTTCGTAATGTTTTCTTAAAAGACCATCTAATGCAATTTGAACAGCTAATAGGGTTTTTCCTGATCCTGCTCGTCCTGCTAACATGGTTAGTGTGTTTTCTAATATTTTAGCTTTCGCTTCTTTTTGTTCTTCGTTGAGGGTGATTTTAAATTTAATAGGGTTTTTCACTATTCGTTGTTGTCTATGAACCTCGTTGGTATGTGGTTTTGATGCCATTATCTTGATAATTGATTTTTACTAGTTTATCAAGCCCCGCATTAACATGCATTGCATCTTCTAATTGGAGCTCGAAATTAAATCTTTCATCCAGAGGTAGAACTAAGTCTACTTGGGAGCCCCATCTAATTAAACTAAATCTTTCGTTTTGCACACAAAGATCTAATTGCTTCTTAAATGGAGCAATTACGTTTACATCTTCATCAGCGATTTGGATTAAATAGTATGTGTAATCTAAGGAAGGAACATACACCTGGTTAAACATTCGTTCATTGTACTTTAAGTACTCCATGTTATTCGGATTAATTACCTTATTTAAAATATCCTTCTCTACCGCTAACATGGGTTTGTTCGTCGATTCAATCGGTTCTAATGATTCGTATGTAAGTACGCCACCATAAGGAATTCGATTAATATGGACATCATAAAACGACATAAAAATGCCAATTACTAGTGACGGTTTATCATACTCGTCATTACCCATAACATCTTTTAAAGTGTAATTTAAACCTTTTATTTCAACAACCGCTTCATCTGGTTGTACAACTTTTTGGTAAATAATTGTCCCATCAGCAGGACTATAAAAATGTTCCCAATCAATATGATTGGCACGGAGAGGATCTCTAAAAAAGAAAGTATTACTTAGCTCGCCTACGGGGAGTTTAGAGAGTTCTTTAACCTCTCCGTTCAACCAATCTTCTAATATCTGTGCCATTATAATAAGGTTTTTGAATGATCAACCCTATTCAGATGCATTACCATACATGATAACATAGCTCCTGATTTCATGTATTCTGAAAGGTTAAATATTACAGGTTCCATTCCAGCATCGGAACAAATTTTTTCTAATGATTTAATTTTATGTATTTCTGCCTCATAATATTCATCTGAAGGTTTCAATTCAGCAATATTTGAAGCACATAAAATCATATTCCCTAATCTAACTGAGTTAGTCATTCCACAAAGTGCATCATCTGTATCAACAGGAATAATTTCAGTATAACATTCTAACATTGCTAACTCTTCATCATCGAATAGCTCCGTGGCTACTAATGTTTGATCGTTATTCAACGGGAATATATTGCAATCTAAATGATAAAGGTATTCATCCGTCATTGCTACTTTGATAATTTCCATACCAAAGTTTTCCTCCATCCACTCGTAAGTTTTAATATTGGAACGAATACCATAACCCCCAACATAAACATTATCATATAAATGTTTGATATCAGCTTCACCTTCCCATTTGTAAGGAGAGATGTGAGTTTCGTATCCCATTTGTTGGAAAAATTTTTCACCAACCAATTCTTCACCTTTTCTAGGATCTGAAGTGAAGTTTGATAATAAGATAACATTTCTATCTTTAATATGAGGTAATTGCAAACCTAAATTGGCCACGTAGACTTGGTCTTGATAACTTCCTTCGGAAGGCAATAAATAAACAAGCGATTGACCTGACATAAAGTTGTACAGGTCCATAAATTGTTTATAAGCT